ATATGATGATGATATATATTGTGTTGAACCAGATATATATCGATATTCAGATAAAACACTATCTAAATATACCGGCTGTAATGCATCACTTAACCAATATGGTGTTGATGCAGTAATCCATGTACTAGAAGAATATAACAGGTACTCATAAGAATATGGTGTACTATCATATGTTGCATCGCCGCCGGTTATATACGCTAGCCATTGATCATCATCTAATCCCGTAATTGATAAAATATTTCCATCGAAACTAGCAGTATATAAAGAATATTCACCGGTTGTTGTTGGAATTACATTTTGTAACGATGCAGAATATGATGGTTCAAATCTTTCTATTACAGGTAATATAGTATCTTTACTTCGTTCTAATATATTAGGTTGAATTAATAAACCAACCATTTTATCCGTACGAGCAGGAAGTAATTGTTCTAATTGTCGAAAGAATGATAAATCAAACAACGTAAACATTGAAATATATGCATTGATATCATTTTTATTTTGATATTTTTTCCAATATGATTGTGCTGCTTGAATTAATTGCGGATATGAGTTTAAATCAGAATCGCCCGGATCTCCAATGTATTGATCTAATTCTGTAAAACCTAGTTGTGCAATAACATCTTCATCGATCATCGTTTGTGGAGAAAAATAAACTCCTAATTTTTTACTATCTAATGGAGCTTTATCAAATTGACTACGCTCCGCTCTTGTTTTTATGTCTAAAACGCCAACTAACTCATTTTGCTCAATTCTAACTTTATTATCATCATATGTTCCTGCTCCTAAAGATATACCATCGTAGTAATATGTTTCTTCAAGCGAATCATATGGAGTATTTTGAGTCCAACTAGCAAATGATGCTGATATAGTTGATGTTGCAGGCTGACTACCTTGCAAGCTCGAGGTTAATGAATGATTAATCTTTTGATTAAGAGGTAATCTAAACACTAATTCAGAATATGTATCTATATTACCATCATATGCTCCAGGTGCTTTAACATGGTTGTTAAATGGCGAATCAGATAAACTAGATGTCCATAATCTTAATTCTTGTAATTGTCCATATAATCTACTAGCACCTGCAGATGTACTACCTAATGTTAATGTACCGGTAGTAGCAAATGAAGCAGTTGCTGATGCCGATACTGCAGCTACAATTTTACCATACTTAGATTTTTTTGCAATTACTTCAAGCTTTGACCCCGTAGTTCTAAGTAATGTTGAAATCCAATCTCCATTAAACATTTCAATATTGCCAGAACCAGTACCATTAATTTGTATAGTACCTAATGTTCCGCTACTAAAATCAATAGTAACAACATTAGAACCAATTGTATACAAATTCATTGTACTAGGCAATGTAGGATTTGTAATTACATCGTCTGTTCTAAATCGCAATTCAACTGATTGGATAGGCTGCGCGTAATTAACCGTAACAGTGCCAGCTGCACTAGAACTTAAATCTAATGCATAATCAAAATTTAATTTCTCATAAATTGGAGCACGTTCTAATCTAGGCCCTCCATATTCTTTAATACTAATTAAAGATTGCGGGATACCATAACAAGATAATAATGCTTGAATACTACGTTTTGTACCTTTAGACTTTAATAGTAATGGCAAGTTATTTACAATTCTTCGCCATATTGCGTATGTAATATCTTGGCCCGGCACTGATGGATCGCCGATCGAATTAGATCCAGTTAATGGTACGCCTGCTTCGGAAGTTCCTAAAACATATTGCCATAATTCTTGCGATTGATTTCCATCCGTTAAAGTCCACCCAAATTGTTTTGCTACAGAATATAACAACTCATTCGGCATACCTAATTTAGGATTTTCTTCTCGTTTATTAATACGAGTCATATGATTTATGTATGTATACAAAATATCATAATGTTGACCAAGCATATTAACAAATGTAGTTATACCATCACTTAATGCATCGAATCTAATATATTCTGGCAATGCATAAACTAGAGCGTTATAATTTAATGTATCATATAGTGATGCCGATGCATATACGCCATCATACCAAGAAATAAATGCACTACTAGTTGTAGATGCCAATGTATATGGTCTAGTTGAATTTGTTTTAGGTGCGGGAAGAATATAACTTCCTGTCAATTCCGTTACCGTTGCAAATTCTGATGGTATTGGATTTGATGTTAAAATAGATGAAGATTGATAATAAAAAAATTGTTCAAAATTATCAAATCCACCAATTAGATTAGATTTTTTATTTTCAAAATCTGCAACATTAGTTGTCGCAACACTTCCAGATATTTGAGATGCAACTAAACTTTGTGAAGCATAATATTCTATCAATTCTAATTTGTATTTGAAATTAGAAATTCGTTCGGTTGCAGAACTATAAAATATAAAATTATTAAAATCTGAATAATCAATGTTTAGTTTTATACCAGATAAACTTCCAGAAAAATACGTATCAACAATTTGTTGTGATGTCTGCGTAGATGATCCCAATAAATCATTCCAAGCACGTAATCCCGTTTCTGCAGATGTGTTAAATGTAGCATTAGCATACCAATTTGGATTTGCCAATTGATTGAAAGATTTTTGAGGTATTATAGGAGTTATAGCTACTTTATCTAGATAAGTAGGTTTTAATTCTTCTACAATCCAGCATTTAAAATCTGTAACTATATTTTCTGCTAATGGTTCGTATAATTTAATGTATATATATTCGCCAATAACTACTGTATTAACAACAACCGCAGTTTGATTTCTACTAAAATTTAGTAAATATGATTTATAAAATTGCTGAGTAGGAGATGTCGGATTTACTGATTGAATAAAATTAACAATTTGTTGTGCGTATATCGGATTATCAATATCAATTGCACGTAATCGAACTTCAGTTCTATCAGGAGATATTTCATCAATACGCAAATATTGTTCGTTATAATCTCCTATTAACGTTTTGAAAAAATTGACCGCAATTCTAAAATTTCCAGCTGATAATTTTAAGTTATTAAATTCTTGTGAAATATTAATTGCAATCGGCTGTGAAGGAAATCGAATTGGGGCTTTAGTATTTTGATCTACGTAGTTTGGTATTTTAGATTGTAAAGGTACTTGATGATTACCTGTAATCCAAGTATCGCCAGCATATACATGAAATTCAACTTTAATGTCTGATTCTTGATTTGCTATGACAGGTACTCGTACGAATTTTGTATCTAATACGGAACTAAAAAATTCAGTTTTTGATTTTGCAATTCGTTCGCCCGTGACAGATCTAGACGCTGATACAATTTGATTGATATTTTTATACTGCGTTAGCATTTATCTCCTGATTCCACAGATCTACATTTTTACTTGCATCTGATATTACCCAATATGATTGTAATGCATTTATTGTATGATATTGTGTATTATTGTTTTGTCCTGCTTTAGCGCCTATTCCAAATCTATCACCTATTTCAAAATCTGCATTTGGAATAATAATATCAACTTCTAAATCTTGAACTTCATATTGATTGATAGACCCTGGAGTATTAGGCACATACTGTGATGTATTTTCAAAAGTTTGAAATTCTCGATTCAAACCCTGTTCGCCTGTTTTAATTAAAGAAAAATATGCAGTACCGAATCCACTTGGTGCATCATAACGATGTTGCAATTTAATTCTAAAACGTAAATCCACCCCTGAGTTTTTAATTTCTTTTGTTATAGTATACGTGTTTGGTGTTTGTTGTGGCAAACCTTCTTGTACATCATCCATTAATATACCGGCATATTCTGGAACTGCTAAAATTTTTCTATCTTCACTAGGACGATATCTTGCAAATACTGGATCTTGTAATTCTACTTGCAAATCTAAATCAAAATCTAAATCAACGGCTTCTTCTTCTACAACTGTAGTTCGAGCAGGAAATTTAAAATATTTAAATTGCGTATCTAAAACCTTAAGAACAGATGCATTAGTAAATCGTTCAGTTACTGAATCAATTATTAATAACGGATTATTTGTATCATTTTCTTGCAAAACAATATTACCTACTTCATCTCTAGGAATGATGTTAGTGTTATTTGAAATGTAGTTTAATCCTTGGCGTTGATATAACGATTGAATTTGCCCATCTACCGAATTTGGTAACGAACTATTAACAACTGGTGATTTTTGTGAATCATTTTTTGCCATTATCTAACTACTTTAAAATATATTTGATCATTTACATATTGTTCTGTAAATCCATCTACAATTTTTAATTCTAAACGATAATAACGTTCTGGCATAAATCCATTCATATCAATATAAATGAAATTACTTGTATCATCGCAACTAACTTTATTATAAATATTATCGTATGGAATAATAGCTTCATCCGTTAACGCATCAAAAACTGCGTAATATGTTGTATCTGGCAAGTAATTAACTGTTTCTATAGGAAATAAATTAGTAGGAGATTTTTGTGGATATTTATCGCGAGCATATATCCGTATTTTCGCAACCTCAGTATCTTTATATTGCGGTTTTAACTGCGTATATATAACATATGACTCTAAATCTGCCTGAGTTAATGAACCTGTTGTAAACGTAGTATTATCAAAGTACATCGTTATTTTAGGAACATAAATCGTATGTGTTTCTCTACTATAAAATTTGATACGACCAGTAACTGTAGCATCTGCTTCATCTGAATCGGAGAATTTTAATATGAATCCATTATTTTCTATAGTTCGTCCGCCACTGCCACTTAACCACATTTTTATGGCGTCAGTAACATCCATATTGATATCAGTGGTTCGATATGAAAATGATTCGTTTGTTTCTAGCCCAGGTTGCGCAAAAAATACTTGATTAAAATTAGATATATTAAAAAATCCACTACCAGATTGCCATAACCAACTACCACCAGCTCCCGATCCTGAAACGTACAAGGAAGAACTATTTACTTGAATTTGTTGTGAACTAGAAATCCATAAACTACCTGACATACCATCCAATGACCAAGACGTATATGGTTTAGCCCATTGAACACCATTACTTACAACTGGAGAAGTATTTAATGTACCCGTACCATTAATCCATGGTTGAGCAACTACCTTTGCGTCAATTGTATAGTCACTAGGTAAATTTTGAGCTTGTGTCGTAAATAGTTGTAAAACAAACTTACAGCTGTTCAAGTCAGCTGAATATTTTTGTAATGCAGCTTGAATTTCTTGCATATCAAACTGCACTAAACATCTAGATTTTAATAAAGT